AACCCTGTTTTTATAGATCAACGTAAGGATGGAAACAATAATCTTATTCTAAAAGTTACGGTTGGTAATAATAGAATGGTTATTGCTAAAGAGTTAGGATTGAAAAAAGTACCTTGTCTTATAAGATTACATGACCCTAATAATAACAATTTAAATGGAAGAGTTATTAATACAGAAAAAGAAATAATTGATTTATTTCATCACAAAAAAGACCTAGAAATTAAAAAAGAAAATGATGGTGTTATACATGAAGTAATGCCAAAGAACCCACAAAAACATGGCAGAATTTAATAAATACCACGTAATCAAAAACGCATTATCCTACGAGCTGGCTAATTTTATCTTTAACTATTTCTTATTGAAGAGAGATGCAGTCGAGTGGATGTATAAAAACAATATAACTTATGATACTGGGATGCTGGGCACCTGGACCGATAAACAGGTCCCTAATACGTTTTCTTGTTATGCCGACAATGTAATGGAAACCTTACTAGTAAAGATGCTCCCAGTAATGGCTAAAGAAACCGGTTTACAATTAGTGCCTACTTATTCATACGCAAGAATATATAAAAAAGGGGACATTTTAAGGCGCCATAAAGATAGACCAAGTTGTGAAATATCTACTACTTTAAATTTAGGGGGAGAGCCTTGGCCTATATTTATAGATGGTACAGGCGCTAACTCAGTCATAGATGAATATAAAAATATACATAAACCTAACGCTCCTCCAGGCACGAAAGTCCTACTTGAAGTCGGCGATATGCTGGTATATAGTGGATGTGAATTAGAGCATTGGAGAGAACCGTTTGAAGGTAATACTTGCGGACAAGTATTTCTTCATTATAACCATGTAAATGGTCCTTTTGCTGAAAAGAACAGGTTCGACAAAAGGCCGATGTTAGGTGTTCCACCAATAAGGAGCACATAATATGATGGAGTTATATGCTACAAAAGTTAGGTTTTTTACCTGGATTCAATAAACAAGTCACACAGACTGGAGCGGAAGGTCAATGGTATGATGGTGACAATGTTCGTTTTAGATACGGTACCCCAGAAAAAATAGGTGGTTGGAATCAACTAGGAGACGATAAGTTAACTGGTGCAGCTAGAGCTATTCATCATTGGGATGATAACGCTGGTATTAAATACGCAGCTATAGGAACTAATAGAATTTTATACGTTTATTCAGGTGGAGTTTTTTATGACATCCATCCTCTAAGAACTACTTTAACAGGTGCAAAATTTACAAGTACCTCTTCATCAAAAACAGTCACGGTAACCTGCACAGGTAGTCATGGTCTAGGTGAAGATGATATTGTTATGTTTGATAATGTAAGTGGGGTCACTGCCGTAGGATCTACTTATACTGATGCTACTTTTGAAGATAAAAAATTTATGGTAACATCTGTTCCTACAACAGATACTTTTACAATCACAATGGATACAACGGAATCAGGGACCGCTTTATCGTTAAGTGGGAGTACTTCTGTATTATGTTATTACACTGTAGGACCCGCACAACAACTAGGGGGTTATGGTTGGGGTACAGGGTTATTTGGTGGTACTGCTTTAGGACCAGCAACTACAACACTAGCTTCTGGTATTAATGATGCTGTAACTGATATTCCTTTAACCAACTCTGCTGCTTTTCCTTCTACTGGAGAAATTAGAATTGGATCAGAGGACATAAGCTTTACAGCTAATAATACTTCTACAAATATTTTAAGTGGAGGTGCCAGAGAAGTTAATGGTACAACAAAAGCATCACATAGTGGAGGAGATACGGTAACCAACATATCTGATTATGTTGCTTGGGGTGAGGCATCTTCTGCTGACTTTACAATTGATCCTGGACTATGGGTTTTGGATAACTATGGAACAAAATTAATTGCACTTATATATAATGGAGCATGCTTTGAATGGGATGCAGCGGCAGCCGGTGCTGTTTCTACAAGAGCTACCATCTTAGCAAATGCACCTACCGCATCGCGTCATGTACTAGTATCTACACCGGACAGACACTTAGTGTTCTTTGGAACTGAAACAACAATTGGAACAACATCAACTCAAGATGATATGTATATTAGATTCTCTTCTCAAGAGAGTATTAATGCCACTGATTCATATACAGTTAAAGCCAATAACACCGCAGGTACACAAAGGTTAGCCGATGGCTCTATGATTATGGGAGCTATCAAAGGTAGGGATGCAATTTATGTATGGACCGATACTGCATTGTTCCTAATGAAGTTTGTTGGTCAACCCTTTACCTTCTCATTTGAACAAGTAGGAACTAACTGTGGATTATTAGGAAAGAATGCTTGTATGGAGGTTGATGGTACAGCTTACTGGATGTCGGAAAATGGATTCTTTGCATATGATGGTCAATTAAAATCACTCCCTTGTTTAGTAGAGGATCATGTTTATGACGACTTAAACTCAACTTCCAGAGACCTGGTTAATGCAGGTTTAAATAATTTGTTCGGAGAGATAAGTTGGTTTTATTGTACAGCCGCTTCGGATGCAGTCAATAGAGTAGTAACTTACAATTACTTAGACTCTACTATGAAGAGACCTATCTGGACTACGGGTACTTTACCGAGAACAGCATGGGCCGATTCTTCGGTTTTTGATAAACCACATGCTACATACTATAACGCAAGTGATAATGCTTCGTTCGATGTTACTGGTAATACAAATGGAAGTACTATATATTATAAACAAGACACAGGGACCGATCAGGTAAATGCTGGAGGAGCCGTTACAGCAGTAATCGGATCTATTACTTCTGGTGATTTTGATATTACTCAAAAGTCAGCTAGAGGCGGTGGACAGATTGTAGGTATGCCTGATCTTAGAGGAGATGGAGAATTTATAATGAGAATAAGTAGATTTATACCAGATTTTATTTCACAAACAGGTAATACACAAATTAGTTTTACGACTAGAGACTATCCACATAGTTCCGGAACTACTACTAACTATAGTGTTGATTCAACTACTACTAAAAAAGACACAAGATTAAGAGCAAGATCAATTGCAATGAAAGTTGCCAATACAACCACATCTGAAGACTGGAAATTAGGTACCTTTAGATTAGACATACATCCGGGAGGAAGAAGATAATGGCTTTTTACGAAGGAATTGATGAAGAGATATATGAAGGCGGGGATCACTATGTACCGATGCAGCAATTTAGGTTAAACAACTTTGTACCTAATATAAATACTACAACACCTACATCAACTACTTATGAAATGTCAACATTGCCTGCAGCTCCAATTATTAGGAATGACCCCACTTTTCGAGGAGGCGGTTTACATGGAAATTTAGATTTAAGTAATACTAAAAATTTTACTAAAAATGTTTGGTCAGAATTTGCACCAGGTAAATTTGGATGGAAAGAAAAAGAGGTTGAAGGATTTTACAATCCTACGACAAACCAATATCAAACTATTGAAGGTAAAAATATTAATCATTTAGGCTTGAATTGGGATGATCCTGAGTACGGAGATATTGAAGGAAAGTTTACTGGGTTTCCTGGTATTATAGGACTAGTAACACAAGGAATTAAAAGAGCAAAAGATTATTATGCACAAAGAAAAATTGAAAAAGAGAGAGATTTACAAGCAGAAATTGATCGGCATAACCAAGAAGCTGCTGTTGCAGCTAGAGTTGCTAAAGGACAAAGTTTAAGTGATATCGGAAGAGATATGTACACAGGTGAAGGTAAAGCTTTTGAAGCAGGTAATATTGGAAAAAGTACTTTTACAGGTGGTACAAAGAAAGAAAATGTTGGTGGTGTTCCAGGAGGAGTATATGGTTCTCCTAAAAAAGATGGTGGAAGAGTAGGTTTAAACTACGGAGGACTAGCAAGTATGTTAGGTCGAGAATATTTTAAAGAAGGTGGTAAAGCAAGAATAGGATTTTTTAAAGGGGCACAAGCTGATACTAAAGAAGGTAAAGCTATGTCTCCTGGAACTACAGCTAGTGGAGAGTTTAGAGGTGATGGAGGACAAGGATACGATGGCAACACAGTAGTGATTCCAAAAACAAACTATATAGATATCGAACCTGACTTATTCCGGGAAAACCCTTATGTTAATATTAATTTAACTTCACCTTTAAATATAGCAAAATTAAAAGCACGGTTAGGGGTGCATAATATTTTGGATAATGATGACTTATATGCAGAAGGAGATCTTACTACTAATATAGGACCTGTTACTACAAACACGCAGTTTACAGATGATGGTATTGGTAACACCAATATAAATTTGGGTAATTTTTCAACTACAATTGATCCCAATAAAAACATACAGAATATTGGTTATAATAATTCATGGAATGGAATTAATTATGGGGTTAATACTAATTTAGATAATACAATGTTTACCGCAGGTATTAGTTTTAAAAACGGAGGACTAGCAAGTATATTATAATGGCAAAGATCGTACAATCATTAACTAGAGCTGAAGAAGAATATAGCAGGGCTAATCTACAATCATTGGTCAGGGACCTTGATGGTGTCATCACAAAATTAAACTCTTCATTTCAAGATGAAGTTAAACAAGAGATAGAAGCTAAAAGCTTCTTTCTAGATTCATAATGGCAGTAGTAAACGAATATAAATTTTATGGTAAAACAGTAACGGCAGCTGAAAGTAATAATCTTTTAGAGCCAGGAGATAATGAAACTATTATTGTTAAGTCTTTACATGTTACTAATAAATCAGGATCGAATACACCTACTATAACTATTACGAATAATGCTTTTGAAGTAATACATACTCAAACATTATCCACTGCAGCTAGTGTAGAAATACTAACAAATCCAATGGTAGTAGAAGGAGGGAAGGTATTAGCCGCTACTACAGCAGGAACTGTAAGTGATGGGGTAGTTATTACCATCAGTTATTTAAACATTAAAAAGGAGAAAACAGACTAATGGAAATAAAGAATGCAACAATTGAATTAACTTACAGACACAAGGAAACTGGCGAGCTTTTTAAGGAAAGAGGAGACTGGGAATCTAAAGGTTATAAGAATGAGGACATGGCACAAGATGTAAAGGTCATCATGCCGCCTCTTGATTTAATGAGTAAAACAAAGTAAAGTAGGAGATTAAGGTAAAATTATGGCCATTTCAAGAATGCAAGAACCCAGACAAATACAACGTGGCTTAGGAAGCTTAGATGTCCCTAGACAAAACTATGGATTAGGTAAGCTAGTTAAGAAAGCTGTTCGTGGTGTTAAGAAAATTGTTAAAAGCCCTATAGGTAAGGCTGCTTTATTAGGTGGCTTAGGTATGTATGGTATGGGAATGGGTCCTTTTGGCGCTAAAGGAATGTTTTCTGGTGCAAAAGGTGCAGGTTTTCTTAAAGGTATAATGGCTGGTAGAACTCTACCTCCTTCAATGGGATTTAAAAAAACTGGTTTTCTTGGTAATATGTTAGGTGGCGCTAAGAACTGGTGGGGTGGTTTGTCAGGTGGTCAAAAATTATTTACTGGTGCAGCTGCAGCAGCAACAGCACTACCATTCTTAATGGGTAAAGATGATGTAGAAGAAGAGGTTGAAGAATCATGGACTTCAGTTCCTTCAAGTATTGCCGACATAAGAAATCAAGCAAAAAATTATTATAGAGATCCAGCATCAAGTACATTAGCTTTCATGCCTAATAAACAATTTGTAGATGCAAATTATTATGCAGCTGATGGTGGAAGAGTTGGATTATTAAATGGCGGAGAAGCAGGCCAAGAACAAATAGAACAAATGCTTATGGCAGAGTATGTTAAATATAAAAACCAAGGTGGCACATTATCTTTTGAAGAATTCGTACAAGCAGTAATGCAAGCACAACAACAGCAACCAGAAGGTGCTGGTGTGGAGCAACCGGAAGAAGTTATGATGGCTGCTAATGGTGGACCAGTACCGGGATCAACAGTTCCTGGATACACTACACCAGCAGGACACAATAGATTTGACTACTACAGTGGAGGAGATCCAGTAAGAGTAGGAGCTTATGCAGGTGGACTTATGAGTGAAGACGAAGATGAGTATGCTTATAACCCTCAAGCAGCTATGCGTATGTACAAAAGACCCGGTAAACAAGAAGGTGGGATCATGGAAACTGAAGTAGCAGATGAAATGATTGACATGGGTGGACAAGAAAAAGATTATAGAGAGACAGGCGGCTTTGTAGAAATAGGTGGAAAAGAACGAGCAGATGATGTGCCTGCTAGATTATCAAAAAATGATC